ATGTATTAGATCATATCAAGGTGGGCCAGTAAAAGATATTGTTACCAATAAAGAATTAGGACTTGCACACTTTAAAAATTACCTTGGAGACGAGTTTTGTTCTAAGATTGTTAATTGGAACTTTTGTGGTAATAAGGGTGATCCTGCAAGTGCTTTAGAATTAGCAGATATATTTGAATATTTGTTAAAATGCAATCCTCATACTAAAATAGATGTAAGGACTAATGGTGGTGCAAGAAGTGTTGAATTTTGGAAAAGAATAGGTAAACTTTTTGAAAACTCACGTTGTAATATTATTTTTGCTGTAGATGGTTTAGAAGATACAAATCACATATATAGAAAAAATGTAAAATGGAGTAATCTTTATAGAAATATGAAAGCATATTTCAGGAATGGAGGTTACGGAAAAGGCCATTTTGACACATTGAAATTTCAACACAATCAACATCAATGGGAAGAAATAAAGGCTTTAGCAAAAAGATTTGGTGTTAATGTAAATTTAAAAGAGCCATATGGATTTGCTAAATTACCAAGTGGCCTACTAAAAACAATACCTGTTTACAGTAGAGAAGCAAATAAAGATGGAACTTATTCACCACTTTATACTATTAAACCTGCTAATACTGATAATTTTATAGACCCTGAATATGTAGATGTTACTTCTGAAGATGTATTAGATAAGCAACAATTTTACGATTTTAGTAATCATAATTTATTTCCTAATAAAAAAGTAGAGGTTAATTGTGTTGCAAACCAACCAGAAAATGATCATTATGAAATATTTTTAGACTGCGACGGTAGTGTTTATCCTTGCTGTTTTATAGGGTCGCGTTTGAATTATGGCGAGATTCAACTAAAAAATATGCTAGGAAAAACTAATATAGTGTTGTCGGACACGAATACCATAGTCAAAATACTGTCATCTTTTTATTATAAAGAAGTATTACCTGCTGGAATACAAGGAAAATTTGAGGGTAACTTAACATTAGGCGGTAAAACTAAGCAATGTATTACATGTGTCGATTGTTGTGGAATGAAAATGGAACTTTCTCATTTGAAAAAGGCATAACCGATAAATAGTAATATGCCAAGATTAAGTTTATGGAATCCAACCAAAACCAAAGACTTCGAATTCATTGATAGAATTGTCGGAGAACACATCTTTGCCGGCGGAACAGGAGTAAATGTTCATAAGTATTTAGGAATACAAGATACTCCAGCAACAGGCGATCCTACAAGACCTGGTGGTTCTGGTAGCAATAATTCAGAAGTTTTTATACAAGATCTACTATTTTTAGAAAATAGAGATAGAAAATACAGCAAAGATATATTTGAACTAAGAGCACAATACAATTTAGGTGATAATGATGCTTTTGATTTAACACAATTTGGTATGTTCTTAGCAAACGATACTTTGTTTTTTAACTTTCATACAGAAAGTATGGTAGAAGCAATAGGCAGAAGATTAATGCCTGGCGATGTTTTAGAGATCCCACATTTAAGAGATGACTTATTATTAGGCAGTGATGATGCAATAAATCGATTCTTTGTTGTTACAGATGCTAGTAGGCCAGCAGAAGGATATGATCCACGTTGGTGGTCTCACTTATGGAGAACAAAAGTAGGTTCTATAACAGACAGTCAAGAATATAGAGATATACTCGGCACTGGTGAAAAAGAAGAAGATTTAAGAAACCTTATCAGTAAGTATAAAGATGAAATAGTAATTAATGACAAAATACTTGAACAGGCTGAATTAGATATACCTAATAATATCAAACTAAGATCTAACCATTTATATGTAGAAGAATCTACAGGCAAACCAGGGGTAGGTTATAATTCAGGCGATGTGCCTAACGGAGTAAGTGTTGTAGGCAGTGGAACTTCATTTCCACAGAGTGGAACAAGTGACGGTGATTATTTCCTTAGAACAGATTTTTCTCCAAACAGACTTTTCAAGAAAGACGGAACACGTTGGTTAAACGTTGGTTCTGATTACGATGGCAACTGGGCGGCGGCTAATAGGATACTAGAAACATTTGTTAATAATGACAATTTTGTAACTTATACAGACGGTGAAACTGCACCAGAAAAAACAAATTTAAGCAAGGCTGTTAAGCCTAAGACGGATAACTAATGGCTGGTAAAAATTTAGATTGGTGGTATGATGAACAGTTGAAACGATATTTAATTCAACTTATCAGAGTATTTTCAAATTTTAAAGTTCAAGAAAACACATCAGACGGTGTGCATTATAATCGTGTGCCAGCACGTTATGGTGATATGAGTAGAATGGTAGCAAGTATATTAAGAAACAATTCAGAGAATGTTATTAATAGTGCACCGTTTATCACTGTAACTATTGGAAGTTTACAAATTGCTAGAGACAGAACATATGATCCTTACTTGGTAAGAAGCGATCAAGTTGCAGAAAGAGAATACGATGATAGCACAAATTCATACGGCACAGTCCAAGGTAATTTATATACTACACAGAAGTATATGCCCGTTCCATATAACCTAACAGTAAATGTTGATATATGGACAACTAACACAGATACTAAAATGCAAATTATGGAGCAAATTTTAATTTTGTTTAATCCTTCTTTGCAGTTATCTCAGAATGATAATCCTTTAGATTGGACTAACATTTTTGAATTAGAACTTTTAGATATACAGTGGACTAATAGGAGTGTTCCCGCAGGTGTAGATGAAACTATAGATATTTCAACACTACAATTTTCAGCACCTATTTGGTTAAGTCCTCCAGCAAAAGTTAAACGTCAAAGTATTATTCAAAAAATTACAGCAGATATACATGATGTTAGTGATATAGAAAATTTAGGCTTTAACGAAGGATATTACGATTTCTTCAAAGACATTGCCGATACCGCAGAAGTAATTGTTACACCTAATGATTTATATGTGCAAGTAACCGGTGGTAGTGCTGTATTAATTAATAATGCAAGTGTTACACAGAAATGGTTAGATATTATAGAAATGCAGGGAGAGTTAAGATCAACCAGCAAACTAAAACTTAATATATCAAGTGATAGCGAATCAGAATTAAATTTAATTACAGGAACAATAGCGGCACTACCAGGTAGTGATACTACATTAGTATTTACATTAGATACAGATACATTACCATCTAATACTTTAAGTGCTGTAGATAAAATAATAGATGCAAGAGCAAACTTTCCAGGAGACGGAACATTAGTTGCGGCGGCTACAGGACAAAGATATTTAATTACTGAAGATATTACTGCAACCGGATACACAAATTGGAATGTAGATGCTAGTGCAAATGATATAATACAATACGACGGTGCAAAATGGTCTGTTGTATTTGATGCATCAGCAAACACAGATATACATTTTGTTAAAAATACTAATACTGCCAAACAATTCAAAACACATAACGGCGGCTGGATAAGTAGTTATGAAGGAATATATAACCCAGGATATTGGAAACTAGTATTATAAATGAAAACTACAGCGGCAGGAGTTGTATTTCTTGCTAAAGACACAGGCAGATGCTTGTTACAGTTAAGAAATTCAGACAAACGATTCAAACACACATGGGGCTTTTGGGGAGGAATCCTTGAAGGTTCAGAAACACCATATGAATGTATCCTCAGAGAATTAGATGAAGAAATTGGGTTCGTTCCAGAACTAAAAAAATTAAATCCCATAGACGTATTTCAAAGTAGAGACAAAAAGTTTTACTATTACAGTTTTGTTTATGTAATAGATAAAGAGTTTCTTCCTCCAAAATTAAATGGAGAAAGCAGTGGTTATGCTTGGGTAGATATAGGCACATGGCCTCAACCTTTGCATAATGGTGCTAAAGTTACACTTACTAAAAATGGCGGCACAGACAAACTACATACTATACTAGATATTCATAAATCATAAATAATAGTATGAGCAAAGGCGAAGTCATAGATTTTAATGTCTTGCGAATACAGAGCGAATTAGATAGGTTCCAGAGGACTAATACATTACCTCATTCTTTACTCGAAGGCACATATAGTATAGATGAAATAGCAAACTTATACTTAGACAAATTAGAACCAAAATATAAAAAAATTGCAAAAAAATTGCACAAAGAATATTATGGTCATTTAAAAGAAAATGTTGCTAATATGAGAAGTGCTTTAAAAAGAGATTACACTTCGGTAATGAAAAACCTTAATACTGAACATGACAGTTTTTGGTTTAGAGATGTAATGAACTTATATAGGCCAGGAATGAATCCGGTTCGTGCTTTGTATTATCAGACACGTGAAGTTACCAGGAGATATAATCCTGATGACCCGCATCACTATTGGTTAAAAGATCTTATAACAGATAGAGAGTTTAATAATATTTTGTTAGATGCTTTAACACGTGATGTTAAAAAACTTGAAAGAATAATTAAAAGATATTATTTGCCTTTAACAGATGTTAGTCCAGATGTGCCTTTAGAATTGTTTCATGCAAAACAACAATTGAAAGATTTTAGAGCATACTATTTATTTTTCCAATCAACCAAAGATTGGGATAAAGTATTTTATGAGGATTAATTATTGGTGAGGAGAGCCTTCTCTATTTAGAAGCCAATTATTTGTAATCCTAAAATCTGATTTAATATCTACTCCTGCACTATGATAACTATTTTGTGAAACTTTAAATAAAAATAATTGTCCTGGATAACCGCCTATTTCTTTTCCAGGTCCTCGTTCCTCTTCATGTATATTTGTTCCAAAAACTTTTTCGTCATTTAAATAAATTATACCTCTTGCAGGTATGTAAAAATTGCCATCATAATTATAATCATTATGTGTGTCAAGTTCAGAGTTTTTATCAAACATAGAGGTTGACATAGAAACAGAAACTATATCTAAATCCCAAACTTCGTTTACTTTATCGACTATATCTTGCTTGTGGTCTTCTATTAGTTCTTGCACAGGGTGTGGGTGCAAAATATTAAATTCATCAAACTGTTCATGTATTGTAAAATTTTCTTTAAATTCTTTATATGTTGATTTTACAAAATCTGCGTCAACAAAATCTATACACATATATTCAAATGGTTCTGTAATCAAATTACTTTTGTTAATAGAATCTA